GGCCCGGTTCGACCAGGAGTGGGTGCGCGCCACGACCCAGGCGTCCCAGATCGCCTGGGCCCGGTTCGCGGAGAACCAGCTCCTGACGCTGCTGTTCCAGGGCTCGAAGATGCTCCAGGGCATCGGCCCGGCGGTCTCCGCGATCGCCGACGTGCTGGCCACCTACGACCGGGTGATCGCCTACTACCGCAACCGGCACCGCCTGAACGACCGCGTGTCGCTGCGGACGATCCTGCCGCTGTGGGTGGTGAACCTGCTCCAGACCGACCTGGCCCGCCGGTTCACCATGGCCTCCCCGGGCGAGCTGTTCGCGATCGCGCAAAGCGAGATCGAGCGGTGGTTCGGCACGCGCGGCGTGAACATCACATGGCACCTGGACGGCTTGGCCGGCGGCACCGTCAACGGCATCACGTACCCGAACCAGTTCTACTCGGACGTGGCGGCCGGCGCGGCGGTGCCGAAGTTCCCGACCTCGGTGGACTCCCTGCTCTACGTCGAGGGCGACTGGCTGTTCCTGGACGGCGGCACGCTGGACCTGGGTCTCGTGCGCGACTCCGAGCTGAACAAACGGAACCGCTACCAGACGTTCATGGAGACGTTCGAGGGCGTCGCCTTCACCGGTAAGGAGTCGCTGCGCATCAACCTGCCGCTCCGGCCGGACGGCAGCGCCGCGGGCACGAAGGCTGTCCCCGGCGGCGGTTGGGACTGACGGAGCTCCGGGCGGCCCGGCCCCGACCTGGGCCGCCCGGTATCCGTCCTGACCGTCTGAAAGGAGCCGGACATGCCGTACTTCACCGAAGTGACCGCGCCGACCGCGCGAGCTCAGACTTCGGCGAACCTGCTCGCGTCGGCCGTCCCGGACTCCAGCTCGGACGGCAGCTGGATGAACGGCGCGTCGTGGATCGGCGAGCTCTGCCCCGAGCTAGAGATCGTCGACCCGTGTGCGGAGCTCGACGACAGCCACCCGGCGAGCGGCGGGACGTACCGCTACGCCTCTCCGCTGGGCTACCGGATGCGCGCCCGCTGCACCACCATGGCCGGCCCGCGCTCGTATCCCGTGATCCGCGACCGGCTCGCCCGGCAGGCCGAAGCGGTCGCCTCCTTCGCCGTCGCCCGCGAGCTGGCGGAGGGCGCGGGCGCGTCGGCGAACTCCTTCACCGGACCGGCCGGTGAGGCGGGGCTCGTGAACCAGTACCTCGCGGACGCGGACGCGGAGACGATTACCGGCGCGACGGGCGTGCTCGACGCCCTCGGGCTGCTCGAGCAGGAGGCCCGCGACCGGACGAAGGGGATGCAGGTCTTTCTTCACATCCCGATCCGGATCGCGACTCAGGTCGCCGCCCAGCTCCGCCGCGAGGGGAACGAGCTCCGGACGCACACGGACGCGATCGTGATCGCGGACGCCGGCTACACCGGGAAGGGCCCGGGCGCGAACCCCACCGGGATCTGGGGCTACGCCACCGGGCCCGTGTTCGCGAAGCTCGGGCCGGTCGCCGTGCTCGACGAAAACGCGGCGACGATCGACCGACGGACGAACACCCAGGAGATCTGGGCCGACCGCATGTTCCTGGCAGGGTTCGATCCCTGCTGTCAGCTGGCGATTCAGTTCCCGGAACCGTGAGGAGAAACGATCATGTATGACGGTGCGGGCACTCTGTTCGCCCTCGGTGTGCGCGTCGCGAAGCTGGACGCGGACGGCAAGCCCAGCGTGGGTACGACGAACGCGTACACCTCCGACGCCCTGGTGAAGGTCGAGCTCGGGCTCGAGTACGAGGATGCGAAGCAGGTCACCCAGCTGAACGGCTCGGGCGTCGCGTGCGTCAACTACCAGGCGCCCTACACGCTCAAGCGCGGCAGCATCAAGGGTCTCCAGATCTGCACGCCGGATCCGAACCTGATTCAGTTCCTGATCGGCGGTGACACGATCAGCGACACCGCCACGCCGACCCCGAACCAGATCGGCTACCGGGCGCCGCTGACCGGCGTCGAGGAGACCCCGAACGGCATCAGCCTGGAGTTCTGGACGAAGGCGATCATCGGCTCCGCGCCCGCGACCGTGCTGCCGTACTTCCACTGGGTGGTGCCGCGCGCCTTCCTGATCCCCTCGGGCTCCTGGGTCCTGGGCGGTGACGCCGCGATGCTGCCGGAGTTCGACGGCTACAGCACCCAAAACGCCGGATGGGGCACGGGCCCGAACGACGATTTCGACTACCCAGCGGACCGCGTCTGGCAGTACGTCCGCGAGGCCAGCATTCCCAACCTGGACGCCGGTCTCGTGCCGGTGGTGGCCCAGACGCCGTGACCACCCCGGTCCCGCTCCCGATCCCCGATGTCCCGCCCGCACAGGCCAGCTCCATCCTGTGCGGGCCGTGGGCGTCCCCGAGCGACGTGCCGGAGAAGTGGCGTGTCCGGGCGAGCACGAACCAGTGGATCGTGGTGCTGGGCCTCGCGGCCGAAGTCCTCTATCAGCTCACCGGCCACCAGTGGCGCGGCGTCGGCTGCACGGACCGGATGGTCCTTCGCTCCCGGCCGCCGTCGGTCGGGGACGGCGAGTGGCCGTTCATGTCGGTGGGGTGCGACTGCTGGAGCCTGCTTGCCGGCTGGGGCTGGACGACGAACCCGGCCGGCTGGGTCGTCGGCCGGGCGTACGGCTCGCACCCGCGGCCGATGGCTGTCCCGCTCGAGCAGGACGCGATGGCGATCACGCGCGTTGAGCTCGCCGACGGCACCGACCTGGATCCGGCCGCGTACCGGCTGACGAAGTCCGGGTGGGCGGAGCGCACCGACGGCGCCGGCTGGGCGCTGTGCGGCTCGACCGGCCCGACGACGATCCACTACAGCAAGGGCCAGGCCCCGCCCGCTGGCGGCGTGGCCGCGTGCGTGAACCTCGGGATCGAGCTGGTGCGCTCGTGGTCTGGAGAGGCCGGGTGCGCGATCCCGCCGAACGCATCGACCATCACCCGGCAGGGGATGACGATCACGATGGACCCGTCCGCGTTCCTGAAGGAGCGGCGGACCGGCGTGCCGATCGTGGACATGTGGATCGAGGCAGTCAACCCGCGGCGCGCGAACGGCACACGGCGGACGCGCGGCGGCTCGGTGTGGTCGCCCGACCTGCCGGCCGGTACGCGGATCGGACCCCCTGCTTAACGGGGTGAGATCGCGTTACGCTGTGCGCCATGAGCGAAAACGAGCTGCTTCGGGACCACGATCCGTTCTCCGGGCACGAGACGCCGCCGCCGGCCGATGACACCGCGGAGCCGGCGAAGGACGAGCAGCCGCCGAATCCGCCCCAGGAACCCGCCCAGAACGAGCAGCCGCCCGCCAGCACGCCGGAGAAGAAGGCGCCGCCGAAGCGCCGGGCTCCCGCACGTCGCCGCCGGGTGACGAAGGCCGAAGCGGACGCGGCCGCGGGGCAGGTGCGGAAGTGAGGTCCGTCGACCTGCCGAAGACGGGACTCGACCTGACGCCCTGGCCGACCCACATCCTGGACTACCTGCGGACGTTCTTCGCGGCGAACAACGTCGCGCTCCCGGACCTCCAGCGCATCGTGCCCGGCCAGCTGGCGCTGGACGCTTGGGACTGCGAACAGCTCGCCGTCGGCTGTGCTGGCATCGGCGACGCCCGCGGCGGCCAGGGGACTGCCTCCGCGGCTCCTCGCGCTGGCTCGCCGTACAGCGCGACGACCTCGCGCCAGGTGGTCTACGGCATCCAGCTGGTGCGCTGCATCGGCGCGTGCGGCACCCTCAACCCGCCGGACAGCGAGACGATCGGCGCCGCGGGGATGCAGCAGCTCGCGGACATGGGGATCATGAGCCAGGCCATGGCGAATCTCGCGAGCTCGCCGCCGGACTGGCACCCGAAGGAGGTCAACATCATGGCGGGGGACGTGACGCCGCTGGGGCCGACCGGTGGCTACTGGGCGGTAGAAACGAACGTCACCTTCTCGATCATGGCGTTGTCCCCGATCGTGGTGCCGTAGCCATGGCCCGGCTGATCATCACGCGTACGAGCGGCGGCGTCGACCTGGCGAAGTTCGAGCGCTGGGTCAACGACCCGAACGAGCCGATCCGGCGCGACCAGCGGCGCCGCGCCGGCAACGTGCAGCAGTATCAGCAGCGGCACGCCCCGCGGCGGACCGGCCGCCTGGTCGCCACCTCGCGCAAGCGGGACGGCCGGCTCGGGCCCTTCCGCCCATACATCGACGTGATCATCGGCCGGGCCGGCGAGACGGACTACCTGGGCTACATCCTGTTCGGCACGCACGCGCATGTCATCCGCGCGATCCCGAACCGGCCGAACGCCCACCTCCGGTTCGTGACCGGCGGTCGGGTCGTCTTCGCCAAAGAGGTCCACCACCCGGGCACCCGGGCGAATAACTTCGTCCGGGACTCGCTGCTCGAGGCCGGCCGATGAACGACGCGGACCGCCTGCTCTACTCCGCGACTGCCGGCTACGCGGCCGCCCGTGTCGCCTTCGCCTTCGCGGACTACGCACTCGTCAAGCTCCAGCTTTTCGCCGAAAGGATCAACCCCATGCGCAAGACGTACGGCCCCGAGCAGGTCCGCGAGATCCCCGAGATCCCGTTCTCACTGAACGTCGAGCACGAGCGGGAGAACGGCCGCCGCGAGCTCGTGACGCACGAGTTCATCGGCCGGCCGGACCCGAGCTCGGGCGACTTCGCCCGCTTCACCATGGCCACCCAGGGCAGCGGGCCGGAGGTCGTGGAGGCGCTGATGAGCATCCTCCCGCGCATGATCGACAACTCCGACGGCGTGTCGGCCACCTGGGAGTACCGCGAGATCGACCCCGCGTCGGTCGCCGACGGCGAGGAGCCGGGCGAGAAGCGGTTCTACGGGCCGGACGGGCAGCTGTACCCGGTCAGTGAAAGCAAGCAGTTCACGGCCTTCGAGGCGGGCAGCTCCCGGCGGCGGCTGTACCACCTGCTGTTCGTCGACCCCGACGCGCGCGTCCAGATCCAGACCGTCGTGGAGATCATGAAGGACCTGATGGCGGAGGGCGCCGGCCGCCCTACGTCCGCGTAGCCGCGCTCCACGCGGTTGCGCAAGCCACTTACCGAAACCGGTACACGAGCGGGCGCCTGGCGCTGGCGGGCCTGGGTCCGTGGACACCGCTGAGCGACTACCTGGACGCCCTGTACGTCATCATCCTGGAGACCCCGGTCGACGACGTGAAGAAGCTCGAGGGCGAGCTCGCGGTCATCGAGGCGAGGATCGACCCGGCGGCCGCGCGCGAGACCTGGGGCGCGACGCCTGAGCAGCAGGGCCTGGGCGGCAGGCTGATGGAGGGCGGTTGAGGTGCTGATCGGCGAGGCGTCAGTCCGAATCGATGCGCTCGCCGACGACCTGAAGCGGTCCATCAACCGGGACATCAACGAAGCGCTCAAGGGCGTGAAGATCGACAGTGATCCGCTGGTCAAGATGACCCAGGACCTACGGAAGGCGGAGCTCGAGCTCATCCAGGTCGAGGACGCTCAGCGCGCCGCGGTCGAGAAGGTCTCCACGGCGGAGAAGGAGCTCGAACGACTCCGGAAGACCGAGGGCACCACGGCGAAGGAGATCGACGCCGCGGAGCGTGCGCTCACCCGGGCGCGGGCGGAGGCGGCCGTCGCCACGGACAAGGTGACGACGGCGAACCTGAACCTCGCCCGCGCCCACGGCTCGCTGACCGCCCAGCAGCGCGAGAGCGAGTCCCAGAACCGCGGGTGGATCCGGTCCCTGCTCGGGTCGTCGACCACGATCGACACGGTTGTTTCAAAGCTCAACATCTTCGGACGACGGAATAAGGACGCCGGGGACGAGAGCAGCCGGACCGGCTCGAAGCTCAAGGGGATGGGCAACGACGCGAGTGGGCTCGGGCGCGTCCTTGACGGCGTCCTGGGTGGCATCCTCAAGGCCGGTCAGGGCCAGCTGTCCGCCTTCGGTTCGCTCGGGTCGGGCGTCTTCGAGACCCTGACCTCGAAGGCCGTGCTGATGCCGGCCGCCCTGGCGCCGCTGCTCGGGGTGATCGGCGGGCTGCTCATCGCGCTGCCGGCGCTGGCTGCCGTCGGCGGGGCAGCACTCGGGGCGATCGCCCTCGGGATGGACGGGATCAAGCGGGCATTCAAGCCGCTGAGCGACGATATAGACGCCCTGAAGAGCAAGGTATCGGCCAGCTTCGAGAGCGCACTCGCGCCCGCAGTGGCGAAGCTACCTGCGCTTTTCGCGGCCGTGCAGCCAGGGCTTCAGGGCATGGCGACCGCGCTCGGTGGCACAGTCACCCAGCTGACGAACATGATCACCCAGGGCGAGAACCTGGCGAAGATTCGTGACCTGTTCAGCCAGACGGCCCGCTTCATCCAGGGGATGCAGCCTGGGATCAACGCCTTCGTCCAGGGCTTCCTGAACCTCGCCTCCGCCGTCGCGCCCCAGCTGAAGGAGCTCGGGGCCGCGCTCGGCTCGATCTTGGGCTCCCTGGGCGACGCGTTCAATCGGCTCTCCCAGCTCGGGCTGGTGAAGCCGGCGATCGACGGGCTTGCCCAGGTGTTCCGCGCGATCGGCCAGCTGATCGGCCCGATCGTCGAGCTCTTCGGCCGGCTCGCCGCCACTCTCCAGGGCCCGCTGGCCACCGTGATCAGCGCGATCGCGACGGGGCTCCAGGCTGCCATGCCCGGGATCCAGACGTTCGCCGACGGGATCGGTAAGGCGTTCGTCGCCCTGGCGCCCGCGCTCCAGGCGATCCTGCCCCTGGTCGGCCAGGTGGCGGGCCTGATCGGCGGCGTGCTCGGGGTCGCGATCCAGACGCTCGCCCCGCCGCTCACGAAGCTGATCCAGGGCTTCGCCGCCGGGCTCGCCCCGATCCTCCCGAAGATCGCCCAGGCATTCGCCGACCTGGGCGCCGCGCTGGCCCCGGTTCTTGATCAACTGGCTGGCGTGCTGGTGCAGGCGCTCGACGCGCTGCTCCCGATCCTGCCCCAGCTGCTGGGCGCGATCACCCAGCTGGCACCCGTGTTCCTCCAGCTAGTCCAGGCCGTGCTGCCGCTGATTCCGCCGCTGGTCCAGCTGGTCGCTACGATCCTGCCCGGCCTGATCCGCCTGTGGCTGCTGATCGAGAAGCCGACGCTAGAGTTCGCGGTGACCATCCTCAACCAGGTCGTGCCCGCGCTGGTCTCCTTCCTGGGGATCGTCCAGAAAGTCGTGACCGGGGTCGTTAACTTCTTCACCGATTTCGACACAAATGTGTCCTCCATTTGGGATCACATTGTTTCGTTCTTTTCCGGAATTGCGAGCTCGATTGGTTCCTTCTTTTCCGGAATCGGTCAGAAGATCGTCGGGTGGTTCCAGGCCGGCGTGGACTTCCTGGCCGGGCTGCCGGGCCGGATCGGCGAGTGGCTGAGCACGCTCCCCGGCATCGTCGGCAACTGGCTGCTCCAGGCTGGCCAGGCCATGCTGAACGCCGTCGTTCAGGGGATCGAGTGGGTGATCGCGGAGTTCATCGCGCTGCCGTTCCAGGTCATCGCGGTGATCATCACCTTCGGACAGCAGCTGTGGCAGTGGGCGACCGACGCGTTCAACTTCGCGAAGAATGCCGTGATCACGGGCGTCGAGAACATCATCACCTTCTTCCGCGAGCTGCCCGGTCGGGCGATCGACGCCGTGTCGTCGCTGCTCTCCAGCTTCTCCGCCTGGTGGCACTCGACCTGGGACTCTGCGAAGACGGCCGTCGCCCAGGGCGTCGTGAACGTGATCCAGTTCTTCCGGGACCTGCCCGGCCGCGCCATCTCCGCGGTGTCGAACCTGCTCGGGCAGATCCGCCAGTTCTTCGTGAACGCCTGGAACAACGCGCGCGACGCGGTGAGCCAGGGCGTCTCGAACGTGATCCAGTTCTTCCGCGACCTCCCGGGCCGGGCGCTGTCCGCGCTCGGGGACCTGGGCAACTTCCTGTACACGGCCGGGCGCAACATCATCCAGGGCTTCATCAACGGCATCAAGGCGGCGGCGGGCGCCATCGGCGGCGTGATCTCGGACATCCTCTCGAAGGCTCGCCGGCTGCTGCCGTTCTCGCCCGCGAAGGAGGGTCCGTTTTCCGGCCGCGGCTGGACGCTGTACTCCGGCATGGCGCTGATGGAAGGGCTCGCCGACGGTCTCCGGGCCGCGGGCGGGCAGGTCATCGACCAGGCGGCCGCGATCGCCGGAGCCGTGCAGGGCGCGCTGAGCATCACGCCGACGATCGACGTGCCGAACCTGGGCACCCCGGGCGCGGGCAGCGTGCCGGACCTCTCCCGCGGTCCCCAGTCGACGGCGGAGGCCCAGCTCGCCGCGCTCACGAAGGTGGCCGACACGCTGCTCCGCAACGGCCAGCGACTCCCCGAAGACCTCGCTGCCGCGATCGAGAAGCTGAGCGTCGTAGTCTCCGCGGAAGAGGAGAGCTCGAAGATCAAGCAGGTCGACCAGACGAACGCACGGAGGCGCTGACGTGGAGACGCTGCTCCTGGGTCCGATGGGTCGGCTGATGCGCATCGACGTGCCGACGACCGGGTACAAAGCCGATCTTGTCGAGTACGGGGCCGTGCACGTGCCGCTGTCCGGCCGCCGAACGAAGGACGTGTTCAGCCGGCGCCGGGAGTTCGAGATCGACACCGACGGGCTGACGCCGCGGGCGCTCTCCTGGATCGAGATGCTGTACACGGAGGCGATCGCCGGCCCGCTCTACCTGCGGGAGTCCAGCCGGAAGAACCTGCTCCGCGCGCGGATCAGCTCGACCGCCTCCGCGCCGCTGACCCTGAACGCGAACAGCGTCGACTGGACGGCGCCGGGCGCGGGCGACACCTATGCCGGCGTGGCCACGACGACGCCGCTGCTGCCCGGCACGGTCCCCGGCGGCGAGCTCGTGCCCGGCCCCTCGAAGGCGCTGAGCTACTTCGCGAACAACGCCAACCGGACGATCTCGGATACTGCCGTCATCCCGGTGGTGCCCGGCGAGACGCTGTGCTTCAGCGCCTACAAGCAGAGCGGTTCGACGCCCACGCTGGAGATCGTCCCCTACAACGCGTCGTTGGTGGCCCAGGCGCCCATCACCGGCACGAACACCGTTGCCACCACCCCGAACCGGCTGTACGTGACCTACACCGTGCCGACGAACGGCACGATCGTCGCGGTCGCCGTCCAGCTCCGCGCGGCCACCTCGGGCACGTACGTGACGCTGGCCTGGCAGCTCGAGAGCGGCAGCGCCACGCCGACCACCTGGCACCTGGGAGCCGGCGTGCCCCAGGTGATGCTGAGCGAGGGGATCGAGGGCAGCCGCCACGGCGTCGGCGCGTACACCGATACCGGCATCACCCTGAAGGAGATCTAGTGCAGCTCGCCGGAGACGCGAACCTCGCCGCCGCCCTGGCGCCGCACCAAAAGCGGTACCTCGGGGTGAAGCTGATGGTCGACTGGGCCCGCAACGGCCTGTACACCGACGTGCTGAGCGACCTCTCCGCCTACGTGGACGAGTGGGACATCGACCGCACGCTTTCCGGCGTGGTGCCGGACGAGCTCGAGACCACCGAGGGCTACTCGACCGCGAAGATCACGATCAAGCTGTCCGGCAACTACGACGACGGCGCCGGCAACCTCACGCCGCTGTGGAAGATCTTCAGCCCGTACGGCGGCTTCGGCACGTACGGGACCGGCGGCGCGGTGAATACGCCGATGTACCTCCAGGTGGTGGTGCGCTCCCCGCTGGGCGTCTGGAACATCGACCAATTCACGGGCTGGGTCGACAGCGCGGTCCCGACGCGCGCGAGCGGCACGGTCACGATGGTCTGCCTGGACGGCGGCGGGCAGCTCGAGAGCGGCCAGACGCTGCACCGATGGGCGGCCGACTCCTACCGGCGCGAGGTGCTGTACGACAGCGCGTTCACGAACGGCGGCGAGGCGAGCGAGGCCGGCACCATCTCCGCCTGCTGGCTGATCGACTCGATGCTCCGCCGCGCCGGCTTCTACGAGGGGCCGCCCTGGCACCCGCTGGCCACGTGCGCCTGGACGATGCGCGGCTCCGCGCTGCCCGAGATCGGCGCGTGGAACCAGATCACCCAGTGGAATTTCACGAACGTGTGGTCGTTCGGGATGATCAACTCTACGCCGCACCTGGGCCCCGCGATGCAGACCCCGGGCGAGGTCTACTCGAAGACGAAGGGCCTGTACGGGCCGGCCTACAAGGACCGGTACTCGCTGGGCAACTGGAAGGCAACGGGCAACCGCTACCTCACGAAGCTGACCAGCGGCGCCCAGGCGTCGACCTGGCTGGGCTACGACCAGTTCGGCTCGAACAACTCGAACATCCTGGGCTTCGCCGGCTGGTTCTACTTCGATTCAGCGGAGGCCAGCGACCCCTGGACCGTGAGCCAGTTCTTCCTGTCCGCGTACCACCAGAACTACTCGGGCAGCGATCAGTACCCCGCGAACGTGACCGTCACCTCCAAGGGCAAGACGCGCACGATCGTCATGGAGGTCAACAACGAGGGCGCC